TTAAAGAAAAGTTAGGTATCTACGCCAGCGTAGATGACTAACTTACGGTTCTTTATATTCCGTCTCTTACTTTAAATAAATAAACAATCGAGTTGTCTACCCTCTAAACGCAAATTAATACAGGACGTTTAGAAGTCATTCTTAAGGAAACCTGCAACCTTAAGAACTAATGTTGACACCCGAAGGTATCATCATGTAGCAGTGGGGCCGATCCACATCGGTGGAACTGAAACAAACAGTCCAAAGTTGTAGTCATCGGCACCACCTCTGGCCACGCGTAAGATACGAGGCTGAGAGGACATGGTCTCCAGAAATATAGGGGGTAATGATCGATTTGTTATAATCCCTGCAACAGGATCAAACATGCAATCAGCCGTTGCTCTGGAGTGGCAAGGGCCGTAAGCGGGTATAGCGGTTTCAGTCCCTCCCCTATCAGAAACTGAACTGACTGCAGCAACTGCGTCAACAATAGAACCATAATTGCCGTTGTAACCAACAGCAGTATCTTCATAAAAAGCAGGTTGTGGTGTTCCTAAATACCTGCAACGAAGCGACTGTATAACTAAACCGCTTGTATCGCTAATGGTCTTGACTCTAACTCCACCTCTATTCAAAGCATAACAGCTGCCTAAAGCTGATATAAAATCGCCACCATGAGTGGGCAAAGTCGTAACACCTGCAGTTCTATTGATAACTGGAAATACATATGGGTGCATTCCTATAACTTTGCTGGTAGGTGTGTCATCCGGCAACAAATTCATCATAAAGCGGGTAACACGACACAATTGCCTGAGTGAAGTTACTCTTTCTCCAATACACTTTCTAGCATGATGATTATCAAAATCATCATTTGGTTTAGCGTTACCAATAATAGTAGAATACGCCGATTTTACCACGTCTAACATACCTGACTGCGTATATACCGGGGCTAGCCCGTAAACAGGCAATTGAGGATTAGCCTTTGGAACGGCAAACTCAAACCCTGGAGCAGCATGCATCCAGGTAAACATGTCTATAGTTAGTGGAGCGGTGCTAGGAGCAACAAGCTCATCAAGCACATAGACGCGTACAATACCGCATCTTGCAAACTCGGTATTTGCTTTGCAGGGTCTATAACTACGGAAATGATGAAAAGGAATCCTGAAAGAAAACTTAGACTCTTCACGTATATCGATAACCTCTCTCCATTCATAGGACCTAGCTTGTGGCGACGCCGTAGTAGGAGCATTATAACTATTGTAAGGAGTAAAGGTAATTTCCAATCTGCCTGAATGCATGTTAGTTTTTGCAAGTTGTATTGTAAAACATATGTCACCTCTCCAATATTGAAAATACCCAGCAAGAAATGCCATAGGTGAATAATATATAACGCCTAGACCATCACGTGTCGTACTAACAGCATGAAAAGGGTCAACAGTAAATGAAGTTAAAAGAGTGTTTGAAGTAGTGGTAGTTGCCCAAGTAGTCTTGTTTTGAACAAAAGGCCTGGTGACAACTGAGTCAATAGTCATCTCGTCACAATCAGTACCAGCAAAACCTGGAAGGACTTCTACTGTATTGTTTTGAAACAATGCCATAGTCTTAGAATTGTCTGAGCCGTCTACATGTTGCATACCAAACATTAAATCTTTCTGCATACGTGTCTGAACATCTAAATTGGTGGGTTTTGACCATCCAAAAGCACTAGAAACACCTGACATTATATCTAAAGCCCAAGCAGCCGGAGCTGCCATCTCAGTAAGAATGGGTATCTTAGCAAGACTTTTTGCAGCACCTCCCAAATGGGTTAGTGTACTGGTAACTGGACCGATATTCTTTGTATCTCTCTCTATGTCAGCGGGCATTTTGCTCTTCTTCTTGGGAGCATACCCAGACTGTGGACAGACTGGTATCTCTAAGTGCACGTCCTCCATATGTGCCCAAATTGTGTAACCAACTGTAGCATCTTGGCCGGCTCCTACATTGAGGGGTGACAAAGGCCACAAATTAACATCACCAATCGCGAAATACTCTCTTATAGATCCGACTGGTTGGTCTAGTGCAACTTTGTCGTAAGCACTAGCGTAAGGAACTCTTAACACAGCTTTAGTATCATGCGAAAGATCTAATAATACGTGAGGTAGTTGAGAACGCAGCAAGAGTGTATCATAATGGGCATTAACCCATTTATTATACCAAGATTGATGAGCTCCACACACCGGTAAATACGAAAGAGCATAAATGCCAGCTTGAAAAGGTGAAGCGTTAACCTGTAAAGTGTAAACGACTGTGCCTCTCCAATAGGCATAACCTGTCCATTTCTTTCTATAAACGTCGTCGTATAACGCTGTAGTAGGATGGGTTATCGGAGTAAAAGTATTCGCAACATCCGTCGGCGCTAAAACACCGTTAGAAATTCTAACAGGACGTGAAAACCACTCTTGTAGATAAGTGTTATCAAAAGGCTGGCTTTTGTATAATTCAACTTCGACTGGTTTTTCCTCTGTGTGAATCAATTCACTAGTGGGCATACCGTCGATAAATTCGGTTGTACCTGATATCTGAGCCTCAGGGCCGCTCTGCTCTGTCTTAGTAGGTTGAGCACCATCCTCTATAACTTGTTTATTCATAGAAACTCAAAGTTTACATACTATTCGATCGAGTTAAACCTCATAGCAGGTGGATTTATATAATAACATGATCTGTTGTCTTCAGATATCATGAAATAACTTAAAGGCTGTCATGGCCCTTGTGCGTGTGTGCTATATAAAGCGGACTAACACATACACACTACACTTTATTCAAATAATGTTAGTAAGAAAGTGTGAAAATCTACTAACATGGTGTTTAACGAGAACCACTCATAGCCTATTTATAAGGCCCTTTCTAAAATCTTTGAATAGCTAGTGGTCCTAAACCATCCTTTGCTATTTCCAAATATTGTTCTATACTCTTCAACCATACGAACACCATAAAGGTCAAAGTCCTTCTTGCCGGCGTAAGCTAACTCAACGAGACAATCTTCGACTTTGTCTTTTGTAATATCATCATCGTCTTTCCTAGTCCAATAGGGCATCTCAAGCACCTTCGCTTGTCGCAAAGGGCCCATCCATCTGTTCAGCTCTTTATTATAAACAAATGAGCGTTTCAGATACTCTATATCCGTGATTCTACGACGCACATGACTAAGTGTTTGGACTTTCGTCTCAGTTGTGTATGTCATACCTTGAGCGTCTAAATAGGGTATTATAGTAAACTCATTAAACATGTCGGCATATATGGGGATGACGGAAAAAGCATTATCATCGCCATTAACCACCAAATACACACATTCGTTGAAGTCATCTTCTATGTCCATGTCATTCCAACACTTTCTCACCAAAACATGGTTTCCTATGGTGTTTATAGTGGCTGTTAAAGGATTGCCAGACGGCATAGATCCTAGCCATTCGAACACAAAACCATCGAAAATGTGTCTAGAATTCACGATTTCATACCACATCATCCTGCGTATCTCCGAGTTGCCATCATTGTACCATTCATTTATTAAATCTAAAACAGCCCACAATAAAGAAGGTGTCAGACTACCGTCGTATGCCTTATAATCACCAGCATTAACGTACTCATTTTTCTCAAGCAATTTGGTAGCAAGTATATGCCATTCATCACTCCTAGGATCTGTTCCTATAGTTGAACCGTTCACGACATTGTTACAAACTAACCAATGTGCAAAAGCACCAAAATACTGTCTCATAGCAACTAGCAGTGTCATAGAACACCCCGCTATAGCTCTTATATCTTCACTTTCAACTTTCTTCCTAGACCTTAATTCATCTTTTGGAAAATCACTATACAACTGTGGTATACGGTGACCGTTCTCACAGGCTTTAATATACACTTGAACCCTATCTCTAAGTTCCTTTGCTTGAGGCCTTCCAAAATCAAACCTCTCATGATTTCCGAAGAAATAACTCTTCTTTGCAGTCCTTGGGTCTAAATTATAAGGGTAACCGGAACTAGTCCCTCTATCCAAAGAAGAAAATCTAGAACCTTGAATACCTTCACACGCTTCCTCGAATGTGTAAACTCTCTTCTCTACGTCTGTGTGAGATGCTGAATACAACCAACTTAAAGTACTCTCGACTTCCTTAGTATAATCAATCCGTTTGACTGTCTTAACCCAATATTTTCCAAACATCTTCTTTGTAACCTCGGGTTTACGGACAAGATGTATTGGTGCAGGGCTTTCATTTGGAACAAACAAGTCATCGTAAACACCATACATCTTTGACTTAGTTAACATTGTCTTAGTGGGTATACGAGGTGTTCGGTCAACCTTAGAAACAAAAGTAAATTGACCTGAATCAAAATACATGTCTGACTGACATTCGGCTATTTCTGTTTCCACAGTGTCATATTTAAACGCTTCTAAAGCCTCTCTAATCATCTCCTGTGAAGCAACTCCACAAAATCCAATGCCACTGGTTGTGTTGCCAGCTATATGTAAACCTAATATTTTCTCTTTAGGTATAGAAGGATTCAAATACGCTACTATTGAACCACAATCACCTTTCTTAGTGTTAACGCCAGCGTATACGAAGCTTTGCCTAACAGTGTATTGAGTGCCATCGACATCATTTATCCTTTTATTGTCTACAAATTTAGCATGGGTTTGAACTTCTGTGAGCCTATCAAAAGAAGGACACAACATAGAAATATCTATAGTATTTCTCATTCTCCCTATGGTTTTGTCTGTTACAAAGTTAGACACAATATCTCTATGCATTTGGAAAGTACGCGGCATTTGTACTAGAACCAAATCATTGGTTTCTAATACAGACTTCTCTGATCCAGCAAACAAGTCTGACACTTTAACCTCATAAACAACTGGTCTCTCTTTAGTCCTCCTTCTAAATATCACAAGAGTGTCCAATTCTATAATCTCATCATCGAGCATGGCCGCCATGTGTGTAATAAAATGATATGGCATCAACGCTACACTAGCAACAACAAAAATACAATAACCAACATGCATATCTTTTCCTTCTTCGGCACCAGGAATCAAGACTTCATAACAGTTTCTATTCATTGTACTTGTCATCATGTCCACTCCGTTCGGGTCGTTACCCAATTGAGGAACCGTCTTTATAAACCTAGTTTTTATTTTCGATAAATTTCTTTCCAATTTCACTTTAGGAATGGATTTCTCCGCACTTTGTCCTGTTGCTCTATACAGATCCAAATTGGTACCAAACAATGTGTCTAAAACCCCTTTAAATCCTTTATAAATGAGGTCAATAATAAACGGAGAGGCAGCGACTACTACAACTATAATGTATTTCACATTGTTAGCCTTTTTAAAAGTATTGCATAAATCAGTCAGACCGCTTGCGGCTTTAAAAGCTAAACTTATGGTAGTTGTACATAAAAGCTCAAAGCAACTTTTCAAAGCAGCTACACTATACGAATCGGTCTGCCTGAGCGGCAAAGGCTCAATACGACCTCTAACCATATCATTTAATATAGTCCTAAAGTTTGTCGAATTAAACTCATTGTCACTATCAAGCAATAGCTCTAATAAACTTCCATAACGGCTAACCAAAACTGCAACTTTATAATCAAATTCATGGCTAAAGTGTATACCGGCAGCACCGGATAGCCTTTTCAATGCTACTGTCAACTTCTCCTTATCAGACGATTGGTCAATTTTGTCCAAAAAGTCCAGTGCAGCTTCCATATCCTCGGGATGTATATCCATCTTAGGCAACGCCATCGGATTGGTAATGTTACCAACGGGGTATTTACGCATACCAGATTGTGCTTCTATATCACAATTATCTTGATCTTTCATGACTTGTTGTATATTGTGACGAAGTACCTTATAATATCTGTCATGCTTCTCTCTAAGCTCTAATATTCTACGTCTGAAAATGGAATATTCTAAGCCTTCTTCTACAACAGAACCTGTCCAATCAACTATATCAAATGTCACCATGTTCAAGTCTATAGTGGTCTCCTCATGACCATCTATTTGAACCGTTGGCAATTTATCAGAATCAAAAATCGCTGTACTAGGTTTGCAATACTGTGGTTTCGGCTTGACCTGTGCCAAAAAGTGTACCCTTCTCTTAACAGCATCAGCTGAAACTATACTAACGGGTCTAATGTCGTTAACATTTGTCGTGGCGATAACGTATTTTGCGGTAAAGAATCTCTTTCCTTTATCAGCAATTTCAGCCATCCTCAACGGGAAAGGGGCACTATTTATCATATGTATAATATCCAAAAACTCAGATGTCTCACCTCCTGCCATGTCTGTCGTTTGGCCGAAATCATCAATGACAACGGCTTTGTGATGGGGAGTGTAAGTTTCCCAGAAAGGCTCCCCTGGTCTACGATAGAACATATATGCACTAGGATTTGATTTTATCTCTTTCCTCTCAACCTCAGTAGCATCAGAGTATATCAAATCTGCCGCCATTTGCTGAGCTAAAACAGTCTTACGCACACCAGGTAACCCTTGTAGCATAACTAAAACAGGCTCAGGGCGTAGATTACCACCAATTTGAGCAGCAGCACAATTGTCATCCATAATCTTTGTGTATTTCGTCTTCAAACTGAGCAATTCACTACACAAGTTAGTAGTCTCCGCATTACGCGGTAAAGTGCGTAATGTAACATTTATCATATACACTAAAACAGCTACTCTGTCTAAATTGTCAACATTGGGAACAAAAGTACCTTGTCGTATCATACAATCAAGTTCATCAGCTCTCTTTATAATGTTTTCAAAATCACCAAACTTTTGGGTTAAAAACCGTTGGTACGTTCCTCTGTCATAAAAATTTTGGAGAACCCAATTATACGAAACTTCAAGGGCCTCAACTATATAGCCAATTATGGACTCGATACTATTAGTGACTCTGTCTACACTCCCTAAATTCTTAAAAAGCTCAGCTGGAACACTCTTACCACTAACACAAGACGTATATGTAGACAAGATAATCGAAACGATTTTGCCAAAGTCCCTGACACCAAAATCTCCTCTCTGAGGTTCCACCGGTGTTTCTAACGGATCCATATCTAAATCAGGAACATCTTCCTGTTTTTGTATTGGCTGGACGCTCTCAATGACAAATTGTTTTGCCAGCTCCAACATGGAAGGACCATGTTCAACGGCCAGCCACGCAGTACACGCTAATGTAATAGCAATATACTGTTTTTCGCCCGTCTTATAAATTTTATAGGCACCATAAATTATGGAAACTAACAAAATTGCATCAACCGAACTATTAAACGTTGCTTGATAATTTGTTTCCTTAAAAGAAGTGATATATTCCTTAAACTCTTGTATGCTAGTCAAACCACTATAAACTTTGTTTGTAAACTCTGGTTCCAACATACCTGACTGGTTCAGACGGTCTAAAAACTCATTCAAAGTGTTGACATCAATGTCTTTAACTTTATCAGTGAAAACGTCTGTGCTCTTCGCTAATTTAGCCATAGCGTCGTTCCCAAATAATAATTTTCCAAAGCCCGACTGCACAGAGCAGTTGATCGAACTACAACCATCTGTAATCTTATCATCAAGGGTTTCTTCATCATCACACATTGTCTCCCACTCATAGGTGGTCTCCACCAAAGTCTCTGGACTCAATGACTCTACACCACCAAGGGCAGATTGCGTCTCCGCTTCATATTTATGAAGACGTTGCATTTTTGCTGTCCTACGATTGCTCAAGGTCATGTCTTTCTCTTTCAATCTCTTATTCAAAACATGTGCGCCTATATATGGGGCGGCGAACATCTTTTTCTTCGGACTAGTATGGGAAATCTCAGTGACTAAAATAGTCTTTGTTCCAGTAACATTTTTATTTGTGTCAACCTGAACTCGTGTTCTTTTGACTTCGCTTTGATACTCGTATTCATTTTGGTTGTAATTCATATTTGTTAAAACATGGGATATCACCGGATCCCAGCCGGTCCGAACTATGGCGTTTCGGAAAGCCTCTCTTAAGCTCTTAAATCTGCGAGTCGAGTAGCACACAGGCTCATTACAAACAAGAAAATAAAACCATTATGTCAATGTCATATCCCTTTATGGGCATTGTTAATCCGTATGGAATGAACTCGTAATTCTTTTCCACCAATAGGAAACATAATAATTCTAAAGTCATATTTGTAACTAGGGATTTTATCACCCTGTCATAATTATGACGTTACTAAAACGGTGTCTGTTGACAACAGATCGTAATAGAATGCACGTTCCACTTTTTCAGGGCGTGTTTATTATTAATTTTATTATTATTTAAAATATTTATCCACAGGGTGTCAAACCTGATCGTTTTATTATTTATTGCTTTAAACGGAATTTTAAAGATTGCAAAACAGATATCCAGAGGTATCACCAAAAGCTATCAGAAGCCTCAAATGTAGAGTTTTAAAAGTGACCCAAACACTCAAAACAACCGATAACAATTGCCAAATCTCAAAATACATG